CCGACTTACCAACGCTTAGGCGTCGGCTCCCATATCACCGTGGTCCCTGTACAGACAGTACGGGTCCCATGGATCCTGTGAAACCCAAGAGGGGCTAGGGTTTGCCGCAATGGCGTACCCAACCTCCTTCGAGGGCTTTACCTCCAACACCCGTTGAGTCGGGGGTTGTTTCCAAGACGGCATGTGCTTAATATCTGCACACATCATCTCGGCCCCAACACGGGGTCCGTGCTCAGCCGTCATAAACCAGAGGTCCATTGCTGGACGTTCGTCTACTTTGGCACTACGCAGTTGGGGCACGATCCGTTTACGGTATCGATGTCCAGTAACAAGCGCAGCGTTTGAAGTCACATCAAAGCCTCCCCAAAGAAAGGAAGGAACCAATGTAACCCATTTACTATGAAACTCAGCCAGAGACTGCGAAAAGAACATTTGCATGCTCTCTCCGTTTGTCAGGCGAGAATCCCATTCATAAATGTGATTAAGGTGCAGGATTAAATCCGACACCGTGAGCACTTCTCTACGTATGTAGAATGGAGTGACGTCTCGTCCATTGTAATAATGCTTTCCGCATGATTCGCGAAAAAGCCCTGTTGAATGGGTCTTCTTCGTATTCACGCGGAATCCCAGCCATGAGAATAATCTCGTAAGCCGGGGCACTATCTTACAGTGACATATTATATCATCACCGTAAACTGATATGCGACCCTTTATCCCTGAGCGCCTTGCGACTACGCGTGTTATTGCATAGAACAAGAGTGACTCGAGCTCGAAGGTGAAGCCATTACCCATAGATGAAAACATCTCTAGGTCGTGACTCTCTCCAGAGTTAAGGAGTTGGGTGGATTTGACCCGAAGGTCATCGCATACGGTCCATAACGCGAAAGGTAAACAATGAATTGCTAATTGACGCGTGATAGAATCACTTGCAGCGGATAAGTCAACCGTTGCCAACCCTAATGAAAGGGCTTTGGCGGCTAACTCTTGGTTAATTGTCTGATCACGAAGATCGACACCAACCTTACGGAGCTTTCGACGAATAAATTCGCCAACTCCGCGCTGCATAGACATATTGATCTCCGGCTCTTTACAAGCTATTCGATCAATATCCGACGATTTGTCAACAGAAAACATCACACTACCATCAATAATCTGCAGGTCCTGGTCATAAAGACTGGTTCCTATTGAAAGGAAATCCCAATATGGGATTGCAGACTCGGTAATGTGTGCTATACCAGTGAGCTTTGTTATCGCAGCAGTTTCGCTGCGCTTGACGCGCGTGCTAGCCCCATTCGAAAACGGGACTAAACGTAGGGCACCGATATGGTACAGTTCAAAAAGACTGTACGTGCGGATCCTATGCATGCCAAGTATGCGACAAACTAAGGCTTGGACCTCTCGAAAGAAGTCCTCGGACGTAGTCCAGCCAAAATCCTCATCGTTTAAAATGAGGCGTTCGTTCGTACGCATATTCGTACGCTCACAACCTAACCATTTCTCAACGGCTGCGGCCTGACGCTGTGATGGGGACACGATCTTAGGGTCTAGATATTTGGAGAACAATTCGTCTCGCAAGTACTGATCCTTAAATGATGTTCCATCCAAAGCAGAAAGGAGTTCCTTACGAAACTTGCTTCCTACACCAGCTGGTAGACGGTTATTAAAGGCTTTTCTTCGCCTTTGTTTCCGCTTCGTCATCATCAGTCTCCTCTTAGAGTGAAATTGATACCCCGGGCGATTATTCGCCCGTGATAATGTCGGAGGGGGACACAAGCAGTCCGATATCGCTAAGATACCGGATCGCATCTGCCACTTGCACAGAGCCAAAAACGAGGCCTAGTGCAAGAATAACAACCCCAACGGCCGGAATGGCCGACTTCGTACGCAAAGTGCGCACGACCAACGATAGGAAATGACGCATCAGTAGAAAGATGCGCCTTGAGTCAACACAGGATCCACAAGGGACTGCGAGGAATCAAGCAGAGCATAGCCATAGGCTACAGTCTCATTCATTTCATCTTCGGTCGCGTCCGGAGCAAACGAGAATTCCATCGTGAGATGGGACTTCCGTGCAACGGATACGAGATCAACACCGGTAGACGAGTCCGTAGACACTACTGGCAGCATAACCTTGAGGATTACCTTGCGGTAACCACCGGCGGTTGTGCGGGCGGAAATTGACACGAGTTTATCACCCAGGGTAGTGTTACCCGGGGCTTTGAACCACGCGACATTTCCGTCGATGCGAACAGGATTAAAGTCCACGTTCGCAGGAGTATCAGCTCGGTTTTCGAGCGATAGAGTGTTGATTGCAGGCATTCTACAATCCTTTCGTTGCGCCTAGCAAAGCGCATAAGATATGTACACAAAGGAGGATTCCCATGCATATCGGGGTGCAAACCCTACCATAATTACTAACCCGAGGTAAGAGCAACTAGAAGAGTGCCGATTGAGGCAATCTTACTGATGTTCAATTTCGGATCCCAGTACGGTACTGGCGGTGGCGGAAAGGGCAATAGCTCTCGCTGAAAACCCTCGTACCATTCAACGTGGCTTTGATTAGCCCCATATCTATGGCCTCCTACTCCTCCCACTATGTGGAACGTCCTATCGTTGCTTTCGCAAACGTAAGAAGTGTCCATGGGAGAAACGGTGGAGCGCCGTTCCCACTCAGCCTTTTTAGTAAGGTAACCGTCCTCGAAAGAGACACCAATTGGGGTGCTCAAACCAGAAAGGAACGACCCTATGGGGACGAACCAGTCGATTACGAATGACAATGGGAATAACTCCCATGCCAATGAAGCCGGGTTGGTTAACCCGTGACTTCCAAGCTTCGTGAGAAAATCACTGTTTACGCGGGCTTCTATGCCCGCTTTAACAATGAAACGTCCAGAACCGCTATGAGTCCATTGGAGAAATCCCTCCGGATATGAATCCGAGAGGTCAAACTCTTCTGAGAGCTCAACGGTTATAGGCTTTGAGACGGGCTGTTTAAGTCCCTCCTCAATCGCCGTAGCGAGACTGTGGATCTCCTGCATGAGTGGTTTCCACCCATACTGGAATTCCAGAATCGATCCGGAAATCTTGCCTCGGACGGTTTTCTTAGCACGCTTAGGATCGACTCCCAAAGTGTAGAGAGCCTTCACCATACGTCCTTGCTTCGCGTATTTATATGCTAACAAAAGACGTCGTGACGCGCTTAGTAAAAGTTCCACGGTTTCTGGCATTTCGCCAAGAGATTGTGAAACCTCCCAACTGTTCTGTTGAATGCGGCTGTTAAGCTGATCAATAACCCTCGACTCCAGATAACCTGGAGTGTCAGGCAGGTAAATATACCGTTTGAACCAAGGGTTCACAGGAACAGTAGTCAATACCCCAGTGAATTCGGGCCCCAAAAGATGAGGGGTTAGCCCACTGGTGACATGAAATGAGTGGACCGTCAAAGTCGAGCTGCAGGGGGAATGAGTTCCCCACCACTGCTCTTCAGTGCGTTCATCATTAATTATGTCATGACCATACCGAGTGGCAAAGTAAGCCGTCGGTACATGATATCCTCCGCCTGATGGCGTGGTGGATATGGGATCAGATCGCCCGTTCGAACGAGTCAAAAGCCAATCTTTATGAGGATTCAAACTCACAGACGTAGCCCCTGTTAAGAGGTTAGTACTGGTTGTCTTCTCCTGGTAATTGACGAATTGTCGCACGTATTCGCGCATCACTGATCCTCCTATCAACATAAGTTGGTAGAGCTGAC